AATATGAATATCCATTTTATGAAATATATTAAATTTTTATATTTAATATATTTTACTTCAAACTATAAATTTAAACAGTAATATTGTTAGACAACTCTTGTTTAATTAAATTTTTAAGCTCTGCGCTCATAATTGTATTTGATTCAATAGCAGCTAAAGCAGGGTTTTCAGAGATAGCTTCACTATTATCTTCTTCAACGGCGGAATTAGGTTCGGCATCATTTAAGGGCTCAGTAGAAACTGGTAAACTCTTCTCTACTTCAGAGAGAGCAAATTCAAAATCTCCAAAACGATCATTAGTTTCCTTGGCAAAATTGTCATACTTGAGCATAAAAGTTTTAAGAATATCCTTGGTCTCAGTAAGCTCGCGTTCAAATCTAAATAATTGCTCTGTATGCTTAGAAATTGCTAAAGTATGTTTAGAAGCTTCGTCGCCAATTCTGCTAATTTGTTCAACTAACTTACTAACATCTTCAGGAGTTCCTTCTTTCTTTTCAAGTGTATCAAGTCTACTCACAATATTATTGAATATAGTAGTATCTAGTGAATTAGAACCAGGATTTCCACTATTATCACCATTTATATCTTTTTCATGTTCAGTTTCAATAATATATTGTTCTACACGACCAAGACGTAATGTAATTAGTCCAATAGCATCAGAAATACTAAGTTTATTGAAACCTAATTTATTTTTTGATTGTTGTTGAGGATCTTGTTGTTGCTGATATTGTTGTTGTTGTTGTTGTTGTCCACTTCCAGGTCTAGATGTTCTAATATTACTGGGTTGTTGATAATTTTGGTTCGCAAATGCGGCCTGGCCTCCAATAGAAGTTCCTGGACGATTACCTGATACAGGAGGGGCATTTTCCCCAGCACGTCTTGCTCTTGCTGCTGCGAGTGATCTTGAACTCATAATAATAATTATATACACATTGTTTTTAAATAACTAACGCAACTATAATTATTCTTTAATTTCTAAATTGTAATTTCTAATAATAATAACGGGAATAGTAATAGGCCAAAAAAAGCCAAGAAGTCCTCCTTGAAAAAATCCCCCTACACCTCCCACAATAGTTCCTGCCACATTGTACTCTAATGTATATTTTTTGGTATCCTTATAACCAGAATAAACTCCGCATGGTGTTCCAATGATAGCTCCAGCTACCCAAGGATAATCCCATGTCTTTAAATTTTGAAGTTGTTTGATAATTCTCATATGATTATAATACTAAATATCTCTCTAAATATATTTTATAATATAAAATTCTAAGCAACCATATCAATCTTTATAGCATCATGACTTTGATAATTGTGTATTTCAAAATCTTCTACATTATAGTCTTCTATTTTCTCTCTAATTGTTTTAATAGAAACTGTTGGAAAAGGATAAGGTTCTCTTTGGATTTGTAATTTAGCAGCGTCAATTGCGTTTTCATATAGATGACAATTTCCCATAAAATGAATAAACTCGTAGGCTTCTAATCCACAATGTTTTGCTAGTAAATGTGTAAGGAATGCATATGAAGCTATATTAAATGGCTGACCTAATATAGTATCAACAGATCTCTGATACAAAGCGCACGACAATTTATTGCCATCATGAACATTAAATTGACACAAAACATGGCATGGAGGAAGAGCCATTTGATGTAATTGGGCTGGGTTCCAAGCGGTCATAATTAAACGGCGACTAGTGCGATCATCTGGATCTTTTAACATATCAATAATATCATGTAGTTGATCTATGCGATTAGGTTTAGAATTCAAATCATTACAATAACAATTTTTAAATGGTTTACAATTACAAATATCATAGTCACCATTAAAATTTCGCCACTGAAATCCATAAATAGGTCCCAAAATACCTTCAGGATAATCATTGAGGCCTCTACTATTCAAAAATTCTCTAGACGCATTGCCATCCCAAATGTGAACACCTTGATCATTTAAAAAATAGTTATCAGTTTGTCCTTTAATAAACCATAATAATTCCTTTAGACAAGTCTTCCAAGCGGTTTTTTTAGTAGTAAGAATAGGTATCTGATCATTCTTTAGAGAGAAACGCATCATGTTACCAAAAATGCTTTTAGTACGTCCATTTCTACCATCTTCCCAAGTGCCATTTTCAAGTATATTTTCAAGTAGACTTAAGTATTGATATTCCTCGTGAAGTCTAATATTTTTAAATATATTAACAGATACCTTTTCTGTATTATTCTCTCTGTCTTCATTTTCCATAGAATATAAATATTTAGAATATTTATCTTTAAATACTTTCATTTAAACTGCTTTTGCTATTTTAATTTCTTATTATACCCTATAAGAGATATGGACAGTTCAGATGATTCAAATAAAAGTTTTTTAAAGCATGTATTTAATTTTGATGACGACTCAAAATCAGAAATATTAAATATTATACAATACTCTTTATTAGCAATTATTCCAATAGTGCTTTTAAATAAGTCAATCGCAAAATATGTTCCAGAGGCAGATGATAAAAAAGGAAGTTTAGAAATAACTGCTGAAGTTTTAATTCAGATAATTGTCATGTTTATGGGTTTATTACTAATTAATAGGTTAATTACTTTTGTGCCTACATATAGTGGTGCCAAATATCCTGAAAGTCATATTGTATACATAATTTTATCAGTTTTGATGATAACAATGAGTTTACAAACCAAATTAGGAGAGAAAGTAGGTATTTTAGTAGATCGTGTAGTGGAATTATGGGACGGTAAGACAGATAAAAAGAAGAAGAATGGAAAAAATGGTACTGTTAAAGTTTCTCAGCCAATATCAGGTCAAACTACATCAATGCCAATAACTGGAGCACAGCCTTCTTATACAGATGGAACTGCTATAAGCGCTTTACCAAATTATGATCAGGCTTCTACTAATACAGAGGTCCAACAATCTCCAAACTTTAATGCTATGTTTAGACAAGATACTACACCATTAGTGGGGGCTGCTACTCCAGGAGGGGGTATGGATAGTTATCAAGAACCAATGGCAGCTAATTCTGTATTAGGTGGAGGTGCTTTTGGTAGTGCTTGGTAGTAATCTATTTTTTACACATTTAAAATGACAAGTTTAAAATTATTAAATTCACATATAAATTTGATAATTTATTAATGTTTTTTTTGAGAACCTTTACAATTTTTTTTTCTTCTTTTAATAGTTGATTTTGATTTTGTTGAACACTTCTTATTTTGAGAGACATTGTCATTATTATCAAGCAATCCTCCTACCTGTTTATTTTTTGAAAATTCTGGCGCAGCAAAGTTGACCCAACAACTATGTATATATAATTGGACTTGTTGAAATAAAGATATACTCGGTTTAACACGCAAACATAAACTACTTTTTAATCCTTCATTGACTACATCTGCAACAGCATTATCCCATGTCAACCAGTCTGTTCCATTTTTTTTAGCTGCGTTAAATTCTATCTTAGATGGAATAAATTCAAGTTTAGGGTCACCACCTACTTTATAAACACTCTGTGTTATAGATACATCAATACCAGTATCACTAAAAATATCAGGAGTTAAACTTGCACTAATCAATAAATGTTCTATACAACCGAAATAATTTAATAAATCGTTTCTAGGATCACATATACCACGCATTCTAGCTACTGCGTTATGTGAAGGAAAAGGAGGAAAATATTGTGTAGGTAGTGGAACCCATGGTCTAATATCACTGTCTGTGGCGCCATAAATAATATTACTAGGTTGCCAAGCCCCTGAACTTTTGATTATCCAAAGCCCATCTGTTCCTTTTTCAAATCCAGGACATGGAAACAATAATCCTTTAAATCCACTTTTTTTACCTAAGCGCACAGCGCTTGTCCCAGAGCTTTTTATAAAACAAACATAAGTAGTATTAGAAATCTGTGTGCCTGTATTTAAATAATATTGAATGATAAATGCTTCTCTATTTTGCTCATCGTCTTCAAAATTCATAAGAAGTTTAAATTTTTTAATTATATTAAAATATAATCCTGGTGGTTCATTTGACATAATTATATATATACTTTATAAATTTTTTGTATTGTTAACAAGTATACTATAAAAATATTTTTAGATTTCCACAAATATCTGTTTTTGATGATTAGATAGAAGTGCTCTTGGTAATTAAATAGCCTAAAGGTGGATCAAAAACTGTAAATTTTTTAATACAGAAGGACTTAAAAATAATGATACTATATATTTATATAGTATCATGGATGTAAATAAGCTTTTAAAGGCATTAGATGATGAAACAAACGAAGATTTATTAAATTTTACAACAGAAAAAATACGACAAATGACATTACAAATATTAGGTGAATTACACTTAACAAAACAAGAAACAATGAACCTCTATAAGAAATTAGAAAACTATAAATATGTAGATGAAATGAATGATTTGAAATATGGTTCTTATATAAGATGGATACCTATAGAAGATCCAAACAATATTTATTTAACGCAAGGTGCGATTTTTTGTGAAATGAAAATAACAGAAAATGGTGTATTTTGTGTATGTAAAAATCATGGCTTTAATACAAGGCATTTTCAAATAGCAATGGATAAACATTTAATATTCCAGAAGCTGACAGAACAAGAACAAATATTATTATCCGCACTAGATCATTTAGCAAAATAGTAATAATTAAATTTAAACACCTTTAATAATAATATCATCAGATTTATTAATTTCTTCTTTAATTAAAAAATTATAAAAATTTTCTTTTTGATCACCACTAAGAGTAATAACTTCGCCATATTTTTCATCTTTAAGGATAGAACCATTACAACTATATGTTTTTTTAAAATAAGATACAATTTTTTTAAGGTCCAAATCGTCTGCCATACCAGTAATAGTTGTGATACATTTGCGTCCATTTCGTTTTTGAACGCAGATAGTTACTTTTGAATTAGTAAAAAAATTTTCAGCTTCATCAAGAGAGAATAAGTCATTTGTATTATTAAAAGTGAGATCCATTATAATAATATAATATTATTATAATATGTCTAAGTATATTTAATAGTTAATATTTATTTTCTATATCTTTTTGTAGATCTCTTAGAAGACATTTTCTTATGTTTTCTGCTAGTTTTGCGATTTTTTTTATAAGTTTTCTTCTTATAATGCTTTTTTCTATGTGTTTTTCTTCTTTTTCCTCCACTTTCGTCTCCTTGACCCCATGGTTCCATTTCTGCTTCAAAATATTCATCACGAAGCCCTTTAGCATCTTCTTCAACCATCCCTTCACGTTCTTTTTTTTCTTTTAATTCTTCTATTCCTTTGCGTGCTTGATAAGGTCCTTTTTCAAAAAATTTTAAATCATCAGCATCCTCTCTTGCCTCTGCTTGACGCAATTTTTCAAAACCTCTTTCTCTAGATTGTTCAATATTATACTTATCTTGAAGTCGTCTAAATTCATCGCTTCCAAGACGTTGTACATTCATAACCTTTGGTCCTTTTTCTAAATCAAATTCTTCGAATTCTTCTATTTCTTCTTTTTTAGCCGACATATAAAATATATCTATATTTTATTTTTTATGTTTGCGTGTTTTATTACATTTACAATCAGAAAATAAACCAGGAATAAACTTACCAATCATAATAAGATCAATATGAGATTTATGAATAGGTTTCTTAGAAGTGCCAACTTTTTTACCTTTATGATATTTTGTTACACTTTTATAACCCCTTCCTTTCTTAATATAAACCTTACGCACTGTTTTACCACCATTCTGATTTTTTACAATTTCGGTATTTTCAAAATGAAAATTATTAGGACTTGACATTATATACTATTAAAAGAATAATATTATTTAGAAAATTATATTATTGTATCAATAATATATAAATTATGAGTAAGGAAATATATGTTCATTTATTTCATATAATAATTGTTGGTAGTTTATTTCTTTATGTTGGCATAAGTAGAGATAATACTATTCCTATATTATATCCAATATTACTAGGATTAGGTATAATTATAATATTGTATCATATTTATAAAACTTACAAATATATAAAAGATGGTAAAGGATATTGGGTAAATTTAATCCATATATTTTTAATTGGACCATTATTAATATTTATAGGTTATAATAAAGAGAAAACATCTAGAAAATTTTTTGAAATGTTACTGTTATTTGGTTTCTCTTCTATTGGTTACCACGGATATTATTTATTTAATTCATAAATTTTAACATTTATCTAAAACCCATTTTTTTGTCAAAACTTTTTTAACACTTTCCAATGCTCCTTCAACCCAACCTTGATATCTGCTTACTGCTTCACCTACAACAAGCATACCTTTTTCTGGATGCTGAACTTCATCTAAAAATTGCGATCTATTAGAAAATTCTTTTGACAAAGGTTCATAATAATGAGTGCCAATGGGCCAATAATAATCTTTAATAGCAATGAGAGATAAACTATCATGAGGTATTCCAAGGGATTGTTCAATTAACTGACAATATAATTTTCTATTCTGAGGAGTATTTTTAAGATGGTCTTTTAAAATAAGAGCATTATTATTATCACTGTAGGCAATCATATAAACGCCTTTACTTGAATTCATAGGAATAATTTTTTGAAGTGGACCAGGAACAATAGTATAATGAGGGACATATTTTTTCATAATTTCAGTTGATTGCTTATTAAATTTTCCATATAATCGTAAAAATGGTTGGCCGTGAATTTGTTGATATAAATTATGATTTACTGGAATTAATTTTTGTATACTAGAAATAGTAGTAGCAACGATAACTTTATTTGAATGAAAAATAATACCATTTTTAGTTAATACTTCAAATAAACATGGCTTTTCTTTGTTAACGCGATTAATTTTAACTACATCACAAGAAAATTTAAAGTGTTCTTTACCTATAGTATTGTATAATTTAGTAACTAATTGTTTCCATGGAATATAAAGACCAGTCCAACCACCGGTATTATCATCCATGCCATAATTAAATATAGTTTCATACAAATCAGCATTTTCAAAATCAGTATAACCAGAAGAGATTAAGAATTGTTTATACATTTTTTCTCCAAATAACTGAATAAAAAATTGTTTAAATGTTTTATCGTGTAATTCCGGATGTTTTTTATATTCTTGTTTTAATTTTTTAAGCATAGCAATAATATTTAATGGTGAAAACATTTTAGAATAATCCATAATAGAATGAAATGGTTTAAATGGAACGTGTAATTCATTCATGAGTTGAATAAGCAATGGGTTTGTATCACTTCTTCCAATTCCTGCTCCAGTAACAATTTGAGCTCCATAAAAAATTTCATTGCTAGTTCTTCCTCCAACCCATTCTTTTTTAAACTTTTCTAAAACAATAAAGGATATATTAGGAAAATTTTGTTTAATATAATAAGCACTATATAATCCAGACATACCACTACCAATAATAATAATATCATAATGCTTCAAATTTTCATAGTTCATAATAATATAGTATAATATATTATTATAATTATTTATTTCTTTCGCTTAGTTACTTGTTTTTTAGATTTCTTAAATGTAACCGTTGATTTTCCTTTACATTTAAATTTTCCACGGGTGTAACCTTTATTATTAAAAACTGTTTTAGTACAAATACCAATAGATTTTGCTTCATTTTCAGGGTCTACCTTTTTAATACATCGACATAATTTATTGCTCATAATTTTCTCGGCCTCTAATTTTAAAAGTCTTTTTGATTTAGGTATGGATTTATTATAGTATTCTAAAATAGTTTTATAATCATGATTTGTCAAACTATTCATAAGTATTGATATATATGTGTAATAAAATTATTAAAAGGTAAAATATAAATTCTATTAAATTCTATTAAATTCTATTAAATTAATTAAATTCTATTAAATTCTATTAAATTCTATTAAATTCTATTAAATTCTATTAAATTCTATATTTATTATTTCTTAAAAATCAAAAAACTATATATATAATAAAAATGAAAATTGTAGTATTTGATTTAGATGAAACACTTGGTTACTTTACACAATTTAGTATATTATTAAATTGTTTGGATCATTATATAAAAAATAAACATAAACCATCTCTGACATCATCGGACTTTAATAATATATTAAATCTATTTCCAGACTATCTACGACCTAATATAATAAATATTTTAAACTACTTAAAGAAAAAAAAACAATCAAAAATTTGCCAGAAAATAATGTTATACACAAACAATGTTGGACCTAGAGAATGGTCAGAAAAAATTTTATCTTATTTAGAAACAAAAATTGATTATAAATTATTTGATCAAATAATATCAGCATTTAAAGTAAATGGTAAAATTGTTGAAATGTGTAGAACAACAAATGAAAAAACATATGACGATTTTATAAAATGTACTAAATTGCCATTAAATGCTGAAATATGTTTTATAGACGATATGATACATTCAGAAATGACAAATGATAACATATATTATATAAATGTAAAACCTTATTATTATGATTATTCATTTGAAGAAATAATAAAAAGGTTAAAAAATTCTGATATAGGAAAAAAAATAATAAATGATGATGATGAATTTGAAACTATAATGTTGGAATGTTTTAAAAAATATGGTTATAAACGTGTATCTAAAGATACAAAGGAATATAATTTAGATAAAATTATAGGAAAATATATTATTACACATTTACAGAAATTTTTTCATAAATCAAATAAAAGTGGAACTATGAAAAAAAGAAAAACGCATCAAAAAAATAGAACATATAGAAATCAAGAAGGTTAAGTTATTTTTTAAATTGATTAATAATATCTACCAAGTATTGATTTAATACAGTTGTAGTTAAAATAAAAAGTCCAGCACTAAAAGCTATTTTACGATCTAAATCAGTAAACTCATAATGACTTCTAAAAGGATTAAATCTCCATATAAGAAATAAACAAATGTAGATACGGATATAATAATCTAATCCATCTAATAGTGATGGTGCTAATTGTGAAAATCCTAACGCGGATATTATAATAAGTATCCACGATATAGTTATGAATAAATTAAAAAATTTTTCTTGAAATTTATGTAATGATTTTTTAGTAAAGAACATATATTATTTAATGATATTATTTATCCAGATAAATTTATGTATTAATTATTTTCATAAAATGCGAGTGTTCTTGCGCTGGGATCTGTAGCATTTGTATATTTTGGCATCCAAAAATAGGGCAAAATATGAGAACAATTTGGAAAATATTTATCAAATAATTTTTTATAATAATATTTTTCTGTTTCAATAGAAGGCATATATGTATCAGTATTTTCTTCTAAATTTAATTTTTGTGCTATTTGTTCTTGTAAAATTTGATATAAAGATCGGCCATGAGAGCTAACGCCATCACTAAATGCTTCCTTTTTACGCCAAAGAATTTCATCCGGCAAAATCTGATTTGTAGTATTACTAAACGCATTTCGTAATAAAAATTTTTCACATTGTCCTCTATTTTTATGGTTTCTAATATTTGGCGGTATTGATAAAACATAATTTACAAAAGTCTTATCCAAAAAAGGAGTTCTGGGTTCAAGTCCATTGGAAGAAATAGATTTATCTGAACGCTGAACATCAAACATATGAATATCTTTTAATAATCTTCTAGTTTCTCTATCAAACTCAATATCATCGGGACATTTATTCATATATAAATAACCGCCAAATAGCTCATCAGATCCATCACCATTAAAAATAACTTTAGCATCAGAGTGTGTAGAAATATATTTTCCAAGTAAATAATTACCAATGCTAGCACGAACAGTAGTTGTATCATAACTTTCAATCGCAAGAATTACTTTCGGAATGGCTTCAAACATTTCCTGTTCAGTAACTAATATTTCAGTGTGTTTACTTTTAATATAATTTGCCACAATACTTGCGTATTTAAGATCCTCTGAACCAGATAACCCAATACTGTATGTTTCTAATTGTTGTTCATAATTATTTTTTTTATAATATTCAGAAACTAAACCAGTTATTAAACTGCTATCTAGTCCACCAGAAAGAAGACATGCTATAGGCCGTTCAGTTGCCAAACAGCGTTTATTAACAGCTGACGTAAGATAATAAGCTATATCTTTATAATATAATTCTAATTCTGTAGTGCTTCTTAGATGAATATGTGAAAATGTTGGTGTAAAATATAATATATTTTCTTGAACAATTTTCCATTCAGATGATACTTTACTAGATAAATTAAATATACTGTAAGAACCAGGCTTAAATTGTTCAATTGAGTAATAAAAATCATTTGTGTTAAACGATAAAGAACAATTGTAAAAAAATTCTAAACATTTTAGATCTGAAGCAAATCCATAAAGTTTGGAGTTTATTCTAGAATAATTATTATTATTATAAATAGTAGAATTTAATTTATAATTATGATTTTTTTTATTTTTATTATTTTTTAAATAATATAAAGGTCTAACACCATATGGATCACGTGCTACATAGAGACGATTATTTAAATCTTCGCTTATTCTATTATCATACAAAATAAAAGAAAAAACACCATCTAACATAGTTAATGTTTGTTCAATACCATATTTAATATAAAGATGTATTATGACTTCACAATCAGACCCGGTTAATGGTGTAATATTCATAGTTTCATATAATTTTTGATAGTTATAAATTTCACCATTACAAATAAGAACAATATCATTAATAACTAATGGTTGATTTGATTCATTATTTAAACCATTAATAGCTAATCGATGAAATCCTAAAGTCATTTTAAGATATGAATAATCTAATTTAGAAAATTCAGGTCCTCTAGATTTTCCTTTCATGAACTCATTATTCACAATATTATTATTAAATGAACTATTTAGTAGAGCAAAAATACCACACATAAATATATTATTAATAAATCTTTATACTCTTTAAATAATCAATATTAGATAAAATAAAATGAACAAATAAAATGAACAAATAAAATGATACAAATAAAATCTTATATATTTATATTAATGAACCCTGAATATATTGAAAGTCAAGAATGTGTTTCAAAAATAAATGAAGTAACAAATACAAGAATATACGATAGAAATATTCCTTCGCAACCTTTACAGCCTTATATAGATGTAAGACCTGTAATGACAAAGTATTCTTATTTTCCAATTGTTGATCCAAGAAGAAAAATAAATGTTCCTTTAGAGAAAATGCCAACATATAATGTGAATAATGTATTTAACCCTGGAAATACTACATCACCATGGTCAGGGTTTGCTTCTAATGTAAATGTTGAGTCAGAATTAAGAAATCAAGTATATGCTTTACAAAAATGTAGTCAATCAGTCTATGTTCCTAACAGTAATAGTGATTTATATAATTACAAATTTAAAACTGTTACAAAGCCTAATCCACACGAATTATTATTTAATAATCCAAATTTTGATGAGTTTAATCCTAACCCGAATTCAGAAACAATAGGAAGTGCGATGTTTTTAAATTCAACAAGGACACAGGTTCGTGATTTAACAAAACAATGCTAAATTATACATTTTCTACCTTTAGAAAAGATGGAGCCAAATTTTGATAAACTTTTTTTTTAAAAGATGGAGCCAAATTTTGATCAACTTTTTCTAAAAGTTGAAATATAATATAAATATTATATATGAAGACACATACCAGAAGAAGAAAAATAAAGAAACAAAATTTACACAAAACAATTAAGCATAACAGTTTAAATAGAAATGTAAAATTAAAAAAAATAAATTGTAGTCCTAAACCAAAAGGTGAAGTAAATGATTTTTCTTGTTATACAACAAAATCCTTATATAAATTGAGAGATCTTTGGAATGCCCGACATCCTGACGTTAAAATTACAACTAATTCGCCAAAAGAAATTCATCAACAAATAAGTGATAAACTAAGCGGTATATGTAATAAAGAGTCATGTTGGTTAAAACAAAAAGCTGATTTTGGTAAAGTAAGTTCTGAAATGTCTGAATCATTTGCTCCGGAATCTCCTGCTGAATGGAAAAAAAATCCACATGAATGGTTATCAAGTATTGATATTATGAATGTAATGAAGCAATATGAGAAGGCATATAAATGCTTCGATTTTATAGGACCAACTCCAATTGATTTTGATAAAAAAAGATTATATGGAGAATGTGTCTGGGATGAATTATGTAATTTTAGTTTAAAAAATCAAATAAAACAGGGAAAAACTAAAATAGGTATAATATTTAATACAGATCCTCATGATAAACCAGGACAACATTGGATTTCAATGTTTATTAATATTAGAAAGAAAAAAATTTTCTTTTTTGATAGTACCGGAGACCAAGCTCCTCCAGAAATAACAAAATTAATAGAACGAATTAAAGAACAAGGACAGCAATTAAATCCAAAAATTAATTTTAAAGTAGATAGCAGTGAAGGCGTTGAACATCAATACGGAAATACAGAATGTGGTATATATTCACTATTTTTTATAGTTCATATGCTTGAAGATAAATTGACAGATCATTATTTAAAAACGCATATATTAAAGGATGAATATATGAATAAATTTCGCAAAGTTTATTTTAATGATTCCTTATAAATATTAAACTAATATGTAAAATATATAAAAATAAGTATTTATATTTATATATTAAATGGCAGATAATAGTAATCCATTTTTAAAAAAACAAAATATTGAAACTTTATGGGATGTTATTAGTGAAGAAGAAATTTTTAAATTTTTATCAAGAGATATTCAAGCAAAAATTTCAGATATGTTTTTAAGTAATATTAAAGGATTTTTTGAAGTAGAGAGAAATAAAACAAATAATCTAGTAGATATAAATAAAAAATATATATTACTAATATTAAATTATATAAAAAATACATTTTCGCAAAATTTACCAAATAAGATTAAAATTTTTAATGAAGAACCGGTTTCAAAGGAATTAATTACTTATGAAGAAATTCAAAATGAAAAAAAAAGTCAATTTGAAAAAGAATTAAGTAAGGTTCAAGAAGAATTTACTAATTCAATGTCTCTACCAGTTCCTGAAAAACCAGATTTTGCTGATAAATATAGCGATAGTCCAATAAGTGAAATGGATAAAATGATAAAAGAAATTACAGCAAAAAGAAATTACGATGTTGAACAAATTAATCGTAATTATCAAACAAATATAAATCAAGCTGATAATTGGTTAAAATCACAGGAAACTTCTGTTAAGGCTGAAAAATTAAATCCTGATTTTAAATCAGGTACAACCACAAGCTTTCAATCAGAATTAAATAGTAAAATTAAATACCTCGGTTTTAATGAAGGAGACCTTAATGACACCATAAATGAAAATTATGTTGTTCAAAAAGATATAAAGAAAAATG